ATATATACATAATATACATACGATTTTTTTATTTCAAAAGGTAGCCTATTCGACTACCTTTCCCTGCATTCCCCAATAAATTCCTTTTATGAAGAAGGAAACTTGAGCTTTTTTCTTGAAGGTGATGTCTTTTCCCGGTAGTGATAAAATGAAGAGTTTACCATCTCTTTTTGAGCTCCATCCTTCGCTTCAAGAGAACTTGTCTAATATGCCTTTTTGGATATCATCGAGGTGGATGATTCTTTCTTTAGCCTCTGCTTTTGCCTCAGTAGCAGTAACTGTTGGATTTGCCTCAGCTTTGAGGGCTTTGTTTTGTTGTTTCATGGTGCATAAAACGTAGGAGATAAATGATTCTAGGATATAAATATGAATTAATTATTTATATCATTTATAATATAACAATTTCCTACCCCTTCTAAACCCTATTTTTCAATTTCCCGATAACCTTTAGTTATCACCCTTTCTCCAATCCCCACCTACCCAAGGAGAACCCGAGGAAAAATTTTTTCAGGAAGGCCGCGCGAAAAGGTCTCTGTAAAGTAGAGCACAAAAATAGTAAAAACAATTAATGCAAGTTCAGTGAGGTAGAATCACGGATTACCTAGGTTTTTGGGTAAAGAGAATAGATAAAAACAATTAATAAGAATATAAAAATAGCAGAGAGAAATGAAAGAAAGTCAAAAAAGGTATTTACTTTTAAATTAAAATATATAATATAGAAAAGTACATATAGATATATATGTATAAAATGGTGTATATTATAGGGAGAGGCTTATTCCATGTTAGTCTCGAAAGTATGTATGTCTAACATGGAACGTAGAAATACGAGATGTACATATGAGTAGAGATTAACAAGGGATAAGTTTTTTTCAATTCTAGTATTTATATTATATATAGATAGAATGATAAAGAGAAAAGAAAAATCTGAATTAGAATGAAGAAAGTATTGGAAAGAGAAAGCAGAGAGATTACAAAGGGAGAATATAGAACTAAGAAATAGATTAGATGCTTATGAATTAGCATTGAATATATGGAGTAAAGGACAGTCAGAATTACTTATGTGAAAGAATTATGAGCAACAATTTGAGAACTGAATGCCTAAATATAAATCAGATTTATTTAAGTAATTTACAATTACAGACTTTTATATTATTTATCTATGGAGATGAAAGATTTAGAAAAAGAATTAGAAAAATCTGGATGAGAAATAATTATAGATTTACAAACAAAGAATAGGGACTTAGAAAGGGAATTAGAAAACCTAAGAGAGTTAAATCGCCAGCAGAGTAAAGCATTTGATGAGTGTTTAAAAGATTATAGAGAGTTAGTTAAAGATTATATGAAACAAGAAGAAGAAAATAAAAAGCTGAAAGAAGAAGTAAAAGATTTAGTAGAGAGAAATATTGAGTTAGACAAAAAATATATGTTAGTATTAACAGAGAATAAAAAGCTGAAGAACTACATAAATCTTATAGAATGAACTGTAAGGTTTAAAGATGTATAGAAAGTATTTGAAAACGAATACTAATCAGATTTATTTATTAAGTTTATAACAGATGAATAGATGTAGAAGATGTTGAAGGAAGATCAAAGATTGAAAGTTATGGTGTGATGAATGCCGTAGTAAGGTAGATGAGGAGCTAAAAGAGGATAAAGTGAGACCATTAGAGTACTATTTTAAATATTATTTGAAGCATGTGAAGCTAAAAAAGTAGTTTTATATATTATATTATATAGCCATGAGCGACATATTTAAAGATTTTGCGGAGAATAGGAGTCGTATGGTATGATTCCCTTGATATACTCCGTTATGACAGAAGGTAGAGATACCAAAACTAAAGAAAAAAGATTCTAATGCTTATGCAAGAGAGTATTATGCAAAGCATAAGGAAGAACTTTGTAGGAAAGCTAGAGAAAGACGAGCAGAAAAAAAGAAAAAGAAGGTAGTTGTAAAGAAGGTAGAAGTGATAAAAGATGATTCAGAAGTTATAAAATTAAAGTGAAAGATAGCTGAATTAGAACAAGAGATTAAGAGATTGAATAAGAAAATAACAGAGAAAGATGAGGATATTATGAGTTATAAAAGTGCAGTTCTAAGTAATTTACAGAATAAAAACGCTGAAATGCAAGTAGAAATGGATGAAATGAAGCATGTAATCAAGTTTTTATTCAAATATTTTAAATAAAATGAAAGCTGTAGATGGAGATATAATCAGTCAAGATGATTGATTTACTACTCAAAATATGATGTTTACATATTCTGAGGAAGAGCAAGAAGAGAATAAAATTGCAAAAAATAATGCAAAATTACCATTAAGACCTAAGTTTGTTCCGGTATATCCTGAATTATTATGGAATTGATATTCAGTTATGGAAGCTTTGCTTTTAGGATTTATTGATTTTTTCCTTAGTAATAACGAAAGATTTTATTGTACTAATGAGCAATTAGCTGAGTTATTTAGTTGTTCAGAGCCAACTATATCTACTGCAATGAAAAATTTAGAGTCTAGATGAGATATAAAGATCCATAAAAAGATGAAAGCTTGATGATGAACTATAAGATTTTTGAGTTTGCAAAATCAAAAAATTTGATTTTCAGAAATCAAAAAATTTGATTGAATATATAATAAGATAATAAATAATAAGAATAATAATATATCTAAAGATATATTATATAAAAAAGAAAAAATAAATAAAAAAGAAAAAAAAGAATATGGAGAGTTTAAACACATTAAATTGAATGACGAAGAATATGAGAAGATACGTAAGTTAGTATGATGATGAATAAATAGGTTGATAGAAGAATGTGATACACGATTAGAATTACATCCTAAGAAGAAGTATACTAATTTTTATGCCTTTCTAAAGAATCGAGTACAGAAAAACCAGAAACGGAAACAGAATGAGTTAGAAATTAAACAACAATTATATAATACAAACAAAAGTAAATATAAAAATACATATAATAACAAAAACATAGATATAGAATCTGCTAAACAAAAGAATCAAGAGAAGATTCAACAACAATTTTTATCTAATAATTATGATAACAATGAAGGAGATCAAGATTGAGCCATTAACCGAAGAAGAGAAATCTGAGGTAATTGAATATTTCAAGAACTCGAATAATTTAAACGAGTTAAATTCTAAGATTTGGTTTAATTATGGTAGAATGAGAGCATTTTGAGAGAAAATAGATGTAGCTGATAAATATTTAGAGGATAATAAGAAAAGAAAACAAACTAATTATCGTTTCTTTAAAGAAAACGAAATGAAAGAGAAACTAGAAGAATATAATCAAAAAACTTGAACAATGAATAATTCATTTGATGTTATGAATTTTTGAAACCGAAAATTATGAAGAACTCTAGAAATTTGAATAATGGATTGAAATAAAGAGAACGGAGATATTAGATGGAAACAATCTATAGAAATAGAAGAACGAAGAAATCCAGACTATTTCAAAGAGTTATTAAAAAGATTTAAACTTCTTGGTTAAAAGTAAACGATATTTATCGAAAGATTTCAATCAAATTTAAGATAAAAATATGAAAGTTATAAGTTATTAAGGTAAAGATATGTTATAAGCTTTATATTAGAGATGATAACAGTACTAATTGCTAAAATTAATAGAATTTATATCTTATAAAATTTCAAAAATGAGTCAATTTGAAAGAAAAAAACGAAAACGAACATGAAAAGAAGAGTATGGATTAAGATGTGAGAAATGTAATAGAAAAATCATGCAGTGATTTTGGATAAGAAGAAAACACTCAACTAAAACAGATAGAGATTTTGTAGTTTTATGTGATAATTGTTGATTAAAAATTAAAGATAATGTAATTTCTATGTATTTTAGAGACGCAAAGGAAGCGTTAGATTTAAACTGATTTAGTAAAATCTAGAAAGATTCTGTTTACTTTTTAAAAAAATTTCTTATAAGAATAAAAATTTTATTTTTAGAGATTAAATGTTAAGAGATCCTAAAATAAAATTAACTAAGGAGCATAGAGCAAAGATATGCTTGGATATGATATGTGAGTTTATGCATGTATATCCAGAAGAAGAATTTGAGAATCCGAGTAAAACTAATTTCTGTACTAACGATTACTCATTATTACAATTTCAAAAGCGAATATGAAAATTTATACCATATAATCCTAAGTACTTAAGGAGAAAATTAAAAAAACAATTAAAAAATAGCGAAAACGACATATAATGATTATGATTTATATATAAAGTTGCGAATGTCTCAAAAAATGCGAGATCTTAGAAAAAAGATCATCAACGTCAAATTAAGAAGTCCTAATAAAACTCATCAGGAGATAGCAGATGAATGTTGAGTTAAACTTAAGACAGTAAAAGATACTTTAGTTGCTTCACCTTATTTAAAAATGACAGAAGAAGAAAGAAAAAATGATGTAGCTTTAAAGGCTTATCACGATATCATAAACGATATCACTGATATTACAAGAGATCAGATTAAAAAATTTAAGGAAGCTGATGTAGAATTCAGAACATCAGAATTAAAAGATTTATCTGCTATAGCTAAAGATACATTAGAAAGACAGAACTTATTAGAATGAAAACCTACTGAGAATCAGAATATAACTATCAATTTTAATTAAAAGATCTAATGGATATTGATATCAAACTAACAGATAATCAGAAAAAAGCTATGTCAGTTCTTAAAGACGCTGTACATACTGCTATTTGATATTGAGGTTGAGCATGATGATGAAAAAGTTTCTTATGAGTTATTTGGCTCTGGTTGATGTGTATCAAGTATCCGGGAGTAAGGTATGCTTTAGTTAGGGATACGATTAAGAATCTAAAAAATACAACAGTAGTATCTTTAGAGAAGTTCTATGATAAATATAATATTCCAGTTGATATGAGATGAAAACTAAACGAACAAAAATCATTAATAAAATTTGCTAATTGAAGTACTATAATCTTATTAGAGTGATGTTATTATCCATCAGATCCTTTATATAATAGATTCTGATCTTTAGAGCTAACATGAGCATTTATAGAAGAATCCGCTGAAGTACCATTAGACGCTATTAAGATTATTACTACAAGAGTTTGAAGATATAAGAACGAAGAGTATTGAATACTTTGAAAGGTGTTAGAAACATTTAATCCTAATCCATGACACGTTTATGAAAGATTTTATCAGTGAAAGTGATGACCTAAGAGTATATTTATTGAATCGTTGGTATATTCTAATACGTTTATGGATAAATGATATATTGAGAATCTAGAGAATGCAGATGAGAGTATTAAGAAGAGATTATTATATTGACAATGGGACTTTGAAGATGATACATGGATGTTGTTTAAGAAGAAGGATATAGATAATCTATTTACAAATGAGCAGAAATGATCTATATATTATATAGTAGCGGATGTAGCTAGATTTGGAAAAGATACGACGAGAATAAGTTTACGGAAATGAAATACTTGGAAGAAAGTTCGAACTTATAAAAAGAATACAGTTACTGAAGTTATAGATAGTATATTGTTTATTGCTGGTCAGTATGATGTAGATCATAGGAATATAATCATTGATTCTGATTGAGTATGATGATGAGTAGTAGATTGAATAAGTTATTGTACTTGATTTATTAATAATTCTAGTCCTATAGTTACAGGAAGCAAACAGAATTATGCAAATCTGAAAAGTCAATGTGCATTTGAGTTAAAGAGACAAATAGAGAATTGAGAAATTGCTATAGATTGGGATCATAATAATAAAGACGCAGACCGACATGATTTACAACAAGAGTTATTAAATACTTATATTGATGAAAAGAGCTTAGATTGAAAAACAAAAATAGAATCAAAAGATAGAATGAAAGAAAGAATATGAAGAAGTCCAGACTTATTAGATACAATGATAATGAGAATGTATCCAGAATTAAGATGACAAACTTATGAAATGGTAGAAGATTATTTATATGCTATTGACAGGTAGATGAAGAAAATTAAACTAACAGATGAACTAAGACAAAAAATCTTAAGTGAGTATGCTCACTGATGGGAAGCTAACAGAAGTAAGAACGAGTTATTTGAGTCTCAAAAAGATTTGTTTGCTACAAAAAAGAATGACGAACTCTTAAAGAGTAATTTATTTTGGAGTATAAAAAGAACTGTTCAAGCTACCTGTATAATTAACGAGCCTGATGTATTTTGGGAAGATACAGATCATGTATTTCAACAAGAAGCTAGAAATTTCTCAAAGATGTATAAAGCTGATTACTTAAATAATTGATGGGATTTTGATAAATACATGTGAATAGATGATGTATGTAAATATTGAAAGTTTGTTCAGTTATTCTGTTGATGGGATAAAGATAAAAAGGTACCTATTATTGAAAGAATAGATCCTAGATTTGTTTATCCATATAATGATGGTTCTCTTCTGGTTAAAGATTATCCGTTCTTTTGATTTGATAGGATTATATCAAGACAAGATGTTAAGAATTTATGACTTACAGCTGAGCGAGTTGAAAGAATAATTCAAAATTACGATGAATATGTATGATGACTTAAAACAGAGTCAGCATTCATGAGAAATATTTGAACATTCTATAATCCTGAGACTTGAATGGTAACGATTCATTATCATTATACTAAGATTGATGATATATATTATCTTGTAATGATGATTTGATGAGTTATAATTGATATCAAAGATATACCAGAGACTAAAGGAAAGAGAATTCCTATAGCAGTTACTTGATTCTCTTATAACTCAGCAGATTGGTGGTGAGAATCACTTGTAGATATTATAGAAGATTCTCATAGAACAGAGCAACTCTTACTTAACTTATATAAAATTAAAGTTACGAGAGAAGCTACAGGTTGAAATATCTTTATTGATGAAGAGATATTTATGAAGAATCGTAATGCTCTTAAGAATCAGAGTATTAAGAACAGATGGTTCCCTGTTAAAATGAGAGATATTACAAAACCTATTAATTCAATGGTATATGAATTACCTCAAACTCAAGTTTCAAGTGATATATATAACTCACTTACAATGGTTAAGAATAAAGCAATGGCTGAATCATTTGCAAATGCTTCTGCTCAATGACTTGGTTTAAGCGATAATTCTAATCCTAATACAGCAACACAGAGTAAGATACAGAAGATTAATGCAAATATGATGACTACGCTTCAAAATAGTATTATATCTTATTGAAGTAAAGAGTTTGCTTCTCTTTATAGAGAATTTATCTTATATCGATGGAGAGATTCATCAGAGAAAGTAGTAAGAAATCCATCAAACGGAATAAGTTGAACCTATCTTAAACTTACTCCTAAGAAAATAAGATGAAACTTTGCTATAGTGATAGAAGATAGTATACTCAGAGAGATTGATTATGAAGAAAAGAAAAAAGCATACACTGAACAATATAATATGTTAGTAAACGATCCAAGTACTCCAAACTTCTTATTAAGAAATATTAGAAAATCTATAAACTACTTTAGTTGATTAGATGAAAATGAAGTAGATTCAATGAATGAGTTAGATTTAGAAGAATATCAATGTAAACAAGATGTGTTAATGTTAAATGAAAATCAGAGTATATATATTCCAGTTGATTGTGATGTTCAAATGAGACTTTGGTATTATAATAAAGCAAAGGATACTAAAGCAAAGAGCAGAGCAATTGAAGCATTGAAATATATAGTAGCTCAGAATTTATGATCTCAACAACCAGGTATAGCTCAACAACCTCAGATGGCATGATGATTTCCTTGACAAGATCAAGCATCTTTAGCTCAAATGATGAATCAACCTAGAGCTCAACAACCTAAAATAGAGAATCCATTAACGAGAGCAGAAGCGGAACAGAATTTATTACAAGTTAACTGAATGCAATCTATATAGTTTTTAAATTCTAATATATTAAAATGGCTAAAAAAGCTACAAAAAAAGCTGTAAAACGAGTTAAAAAAACAGAGGAAGAAGTTAAAACTATTCCAGAAGTTGAAGTAGAGTCTACTCCAGAGTTAGAAGAAGAGTCTATTCCTGAAGAGAAATTAGAAAAGGAAATCAAACACGTTGCTGAAGAAATGACTGTTATTTGACATGTAAGAAACAAGGTTTATCAAAAAAGTTCCTTTATAAAAACTAAAACTTTAAAAACACATCCTACTTTAAATCAATTACCAGACGATATTAGAAGATATCTTACAAATAAATGATGGTGAAGTAATGTTTATTTAAAGTGAGAAGAATGGTTATTGAAGCATAAAGCAGATATGAATATGATAGAAAAACTTAAGAAGTTTTTATCTGATCATTACTTATAATGCGAAAAGAGTTAAGAGAGATAAACGAAATGTTTACTCCAATAAAAAATAGAGAGGTTATGGATGATTCAGATGTTGTTAGATATCAAAAAATTAGAGTTGCAAAAGAACATTTCAATAATCTGATCAGAGATTATTTAAGAGAAAATCATATATCTATAGCCGAAATTACAAAAAAAGATATTAATTATCTCGGAAAAAAGTATAATGAAAAAGAGAGAGAGATATTGATTCAGCAGGTGATGTATCATTTAGAAACTAGCTTTGGTAAACCTCTCAAACGAATAAAAGAAAATGATAAAAGCGCTTTATTTAGAGAAATTGATTTAGATGGAGGAATTAACACCAGAACAAAAAAGACTGATATCAAGTCTTGAGAACAATGAAGCATTTCAACAGCTTCAGAAGATGGTTGATGAGATTTATGAGGAGACGAAGAAGCAGATAATAGTACAAGCTGAGAATTACTCAGCAGTTAAATCTCATTGATATACAGTTTATGAAATCTTATGAGCATTTAATAACTGACTTAAAACTTTTGAAAACATCGTTCATGATATAGCTCATGAAGACGAAGTTGATAAAGCAGTAGAGGAAGTAAATAAAAGCGAAGAGGTAGCTTAAATCCTTTCTGAGCAGTTGGGTCTCGTTAATCCCTAATCTCGTGGCAGTAGAATCCACGTATTTATATTCTATTCTAATATCATGACTGATATTGATTTACAAGAGGACTGAGAGGAAAAGAAGGAGTCTGGTTATGCTAAACTCAGAGCTAGCTTAAGAGAGAAGTATGAAGGACAAATTAACGACCTCGAAGAACAAGTTGCTAGTTTGAAATCTGCTAATGCTGCAACTAAAAAGAACTTCTTTGAAAGAAGTCTCAAAGCAGAAGGTTATGAAGGTGACTTTAATCAATTTGCTGATAAGTATGCTGACTTAGATGTAGATGAGATGGTTGCTCTTTATAAAGGTATGAATTGAGTCATCAAAAAAGAAGAACCTAAACCAGAAGCAGTAGAAGAGAATCAATTAGGTAGCAAAAGCGTCCTCTGAACTAATCCTACTGAAATTTCTCAAGAAGAATCAGTAGATAAGATGGACTGAAAAGCTTATCTCGATTATTTAAAAAGGAATATGTGACAGTTAGGATTAGGATAATTTATTTCTTTTAATCCTATTTTACAAATGCCTAATACAGTTTACGCTACTAATACGATAGGAACTACATATAATCAAAATGTAACAACTAACGTAAACAATCCAGGAAACACTAATACTTTAGGACAAACAGATTTCTTGGAAACTCTTTTGAGAAAATCATTCCTTGAGAATGGAGAACCATCAACTATCTTTATGCAACTTTGAGAAGAACCTATCTCTCAAAGATGATATAAGTCAGTTACATGGCCTAGATTAAATCCTATGAAAACTCCTCTTTCAGAAGCAACTCTAACAGAAGGAGTTATTCCTGATGGACATGATAATGTCGTTACTACTTATACAGCTGAACCAATTTTGTTAGGAGACTACACAAAAATTACAGATGTATTAGATATGGAGACATTATTAGATATCATAGCTAGACAAGGAGTTGAATTATCTCACAATGCAAAGAGAGTCATAGATGAACAAATCCAAATGATTCTTAACTCAGATTCAAATATTCCTGTTATTAATGCTGGAGATGTTGCTGACCCTGAAGATTTAACAACTTCTGATGTTATGTCATTCGACTTAGTATTGAATGCTATCACTTATTTAACTTCTCAAGGAGTTACTAATGAAAGATTCAAGGTTGTAATGCATCCAAATAACTTCAGAGATTTCTGTAAAGATTCAGCAACTAACACATGGATTAATAAAGTTATTTACGATAACTTCAAGGGAATTCAAGATGGATATGTAACATCTATTGAAAACTTTGATATCTATCTTTCTGCTAATATTAAACCATTAGTTATGAATGAAGGAGAAGCTACAGAATTTAATATGTATCCTTGTTATGCTCTTAGAAAAGGTGCATACGGAACTACATCATTAAGTTCTCTTCAGACTTACTATAAACCATTTGGTTCTGCAGGTATTGCTGACCCATTAAATCAATTGGCAACAATCTGATGGAAGGCATACTTTGGATGTGCAGTTCTTAATCCATTCTTCATCGTAAGATTGAATTCAAGAGCTTCTACAGATTACGAATGGCAAAAAGCTATGAATTAGTCATATACTTATACACTACAGGCTGGTAATACTAGCTTGTAGTAATAAATATATTTTATCCTTCATATGTAATTATGGCAAAAGTAGAAGATAGAATAAACAGTTGGGCTACAGGAGAAGTAAGATGAGCTAATCAAGTAAACATGAGTGTTCTAGTTAAATGGTATAATAAATGATTACGTATTTTTCAAAAATACCTACTAGAATATGCTTCTTGATTATTAAATACTTCTGTTAGATTCCATACAATTACAAAATGAGTAGATGAATATGAACTTCCTTTATGAATAGAGAATGTTCAAGATTTCTATTCAATTATACAATTAAGAGTAGCTTACAAGACTGATAAATATAATAGACCAATCTATAAAGTTTGTAGACCTATAGATTTTTGAGAATATAATATTCAACCTTTGAAAAATTATCCGGAAACATGAGATGTTAAACAACAAGGTTGAAGACAAGTTTGAGCTCCATATATTTGGAGATGAATATCTATGCAAAATCCGAGATATGTATTTATTTCAAAAGATAAAATAAAGATATTTCCTACACCTATAGAAACAGTACCTATGTGAATGTCTTTAACATATAATTATATAGAGAAGGAAGTGGATAAAGATACTAATGAGGATAATTTGAATCTACCTTGGTATTTTTTCGATGCTATAGAAGATTATTTAAGTTATCAATTATATCTTAAGGAAAATCCAGAACTTGCAGACGTATATTTTCAAACATTTCAAACAACATTACATGATAATATATATGGATTAAATAGAGATCAAAGAGAATCAGAAGAAGAAATGATGAATACGTTTTATTTCAGTCATAATTAATAATGGCATTAGGAGTTCAAAGAAAAAACACTAGAAAAGCACAAACTATTAGTCAAGTTTCTTGGACTGATGGTACTTCTCTCGATCCATATTATTGATTAGAGCATAGTTTCCAATATAGTTCTAATATAAATTGTGATGATGAAATGCATGGAATTAAGCTTAGTCAAAAAGCTATTCGTTATGATGATACTCAGAGTGTTAAATTAGGTAAATGTCAATTAGTAAGTGCTTGAGATAATGGAGTAATAGCATTACCAGTAGGAGAAACAACAAGTCAGATTAGATTCTTTAATGAAAATAATTTTGATACAGGTTGAGAATATTTAGGTTGATGACGTGGTGGTCCTAATTGTTGTCCAGGTGTTGTTTTCCAAGATTGATTTTGGCATGGAGTTTGGATGACAGTTGGTAACGACACAGTTTGAGCAATGAAAAGAATTCAATTAGGAGTTTGACAAATGACATGAGATATTTACATTCCTCATGACCACACAGATACAACAGATGATGCTATATCTAATCCTAATGATGATAATTGAGGACGTATGCATGGACCAATTACAGCAATACTTAATTATAATAACTCAAGATTAGTAGTAGCTGATGGACAAGATATATGGGTATATTATCCAGAATTAGATACTCTTCATGATGGAAGTCAATGACGAAAGAAGACCTTATCATTTGAAGCTTGAGTCGACATAGTTTGACTAACATGTACATTTGAGTATTTGAAGGTATGGTGTAGAGATGAATGACGAAATACTAAAATTTATTATTATCAAGGAAATAACAACTTAAGAGATACATTTGTTTATAATGTAATAGATTTATTTTGACAAAGAGTCACTAGAGTATATTCAATAAACTCAGTAGATTATTATATAACAAGTACAGATGGTTCAGATGGATTTATTAATTTCAATAAACTAGTTGGGACTACTCCTATTCAGTTATTAAAACAAAGAGCTGGACTTACTAAATATGATGTTAATCGAAAAGCACCATATTTTGTATGACCTGCTTCATTAGATGCACCTTATCAATGATGAAAATATTATATTGCAGATAGATATGGAGTATTTTGTTTTGATTTTAATCCTCAAGGATACGATACGTGATATATGAAATGGTGATTGAATGACTATGATATAGATACGGGAAATCCAACTCTTAATGGAAAAAGAGTATATTGAGCTTGTATTAATAAGAATTTTCTATACGTATCTGACGATGATTGATGTTGGAAGATAAGAATATACGACACTTGAGTTGATTGATATCAAGATGCATGAATATTAGTTTCAAGAGAATTCGAATGATTAGAAGGTTGAACAATGACTAAAATGTTAGATTCTATTAAGATGAACTTTGAATTAAATCCAGTAACAACATGAAATGGAACTATAGATGTATATGTAAGTCCTAATAATTTACGGAAGGATACAAATCTTTATGCAGTTAGTTGAACAGATTATAGATTACCAAAAGGAACTTGATTACCATTAGATATTGAAGATTTCTATGATAGTACAACTTATGATTGATGGTTCCATGTAATGCACCTAGACCAAGAAAATATATGAACAAGAATGGAAAAATCAGAACCAATTAATAAATTAGGACCTAGTTGAATTCCAGCATTTGAATTTGATTGGCAGACAATTACTTATGCAATAGTTATAAATAAATGAACTCAATCAAAAGCTACTCCAATAGTAAGACAAATTGATATTAATTATCATACAAAAGAGAAGCTAAATGATGTTTATAATATAAATAATCGTGATTAATGAGACGAACTCAAGAAGATTTAGAACATGAATATCTAGCATTTCCTCCTGAATATCCTATTTCTGCAAACGAAGCTCATTCTACGTATGATACGTTTATTAAATTGAGAGACACTATTGTATACTCAGATAAGGTTTATGCAAATAACGCATGAAGAAGTTTAATCATTTGAGTAAAGACTTCTTGAGAACCAACTTGAACAATAGAAATACGAACTCCTAATATATTTAATCAAAGAATAGAACAAAGTTGACTATTAGATCCTATAGTAAAATGAACTTATATAAAAGAACATACTAATTGAGCTGAAATTGTATTATGATGAAGATATAGAATAACTCACAAGGAACAACTTGAGTGATTACAGAATACACAGATTACAAGAGTAACTTGATATGTATTACAGAAAAAACAAAACGGAACACAAATACAAAGAGCAGTATTTGATTGGTCTCGAGATACTGTATGAGAGTTTAAAAGAATTACATCATTTGGAACAGTTGATTGTGATTTAGAGAAATGAGATATTTTAGAACTACATTTAGTAGACCAAGATAATAATGATATACCATTATCTCTATGGCAACCAGATTCTAACCGACGAACAATAGAATATTTAGATTTACCTTATAATGTTTAATCAATGGCAGATGTTAAAAACCAGACACCTATGCTAGACCCAATAGCATATAGACCTGAATATCAGGCTGACTTAGGTTGAGCTGTTTTACAAAATGCAGATATGAATCTTAATCAATACGGAGATGATAGTTCTGCTGCTAATTATAATGATCCAGCTAAATGGGGTTGAGCTAATCAAAAGTACACATGAGAAACAACTAAGAATTCTCAAATTGCATACGATCCTAATATGACAATAGATAAACTCGATCCTGATTATAAATATGGTTGAGCAGCACAACTAGCTAACTCTAAAGAAGCTAACTATATTGCTTCTAGAAATGATAATATTGCATCTGCTTTGTATAATGCTTGAACTACATCTCTAGATGATGTAGAAGCTTTCTTAAACACTCAATCTTGATTCTTTAATTCAAGTTTTAATGAAAGACAAAATACTATTAATAGTATTTATAAAAGATTAGGAGACTATCAAGCTCAATTAAATAAAGAAACACCAGAATCAGAAAAAGAAAAGAAAGATGTTTCATGAGAGATGGCTAAAGATTTAGCTCAAGAACAGACTAAATTATACGGAAAAATAACTCCAGATGGTTGAGTCACTACAAGATGAATTAATCCCTTAACTGAGTGATATGCTATAAATCAACAAATCATACAAAGTAGAATTAATAAAGTTCAAGCTTTACAGAATATGAATGTTAATGATTTAGCAAATATTGTTTATTCCGGAACTACTCCATATGGAGAAACAGCTATGAGAGATTGGAAAAAATATGATCCAGAATGATACGCTGAATATGAAAAAACACTTAAATCTTTATATGCTCAGGATAGAGTAGATGTTATAAGTCATTGAGCTGCTCCAGAAGAAGAAACTAAATCATTTACAGATTCAGTTGATCAGAATATTGAAAACGATATAAAGAATTTTGAAAAGGATAATACAACAAAAGAAGAACACTCAGCTAGTTATATACTTAATATGAAGTTAGAATCTGATGAAGCTGCTCAAACAGCTAAACAAGAGATGCTTAATATTAAACAAGATGTTGCAGATATAGAAGCTCAAATAGAAGATTTACCTAGACTAGCTAGAGAAAAATTTAAAGGAGATACTCCAGATTATTTAGTTCAAGCATTTATCTCTAATAATCAACAAAGATTACAAAGAGAATTAAGTAAACTAGAATCAAGATATAACGCGGCAGCAGAAATATATAAAACAGAAGTAGCAGAAAAACAACGAGAGGCCGAATTTGAATTAAAGAAAGCTGAATATAATAGAGCTCTTACAAACGATGAATTTGATAGAACTTATAAGAATATGAAATTAATGCAAGATTCTATAACAGTAGTTGATGGTAAATTTTATATGACAAATCCAGCTACTTGAGAATATATTCAAATGGATGATATTACAGCATATAATACTTATCAATCAAAAATTAAAGAAATATGAAATTGGTTGAATGGTATAATATGAACTAATTGTTGAATGGAATGTGAAGGTTTAACAGATAAGATTGCAAAAAATACAGCATGAGTAGAAATGGAATGGAGTAGCGATCCTAGATGAACTACTCGACAAGAAAAAGTTGCATATGCTACTTGATGATGATTTGTATGATATTATGATGAAAATTGAAATCCTGTTTGGGATTCAAAATGAGAAGTTTATTATGGTACCGATGAAGTATATGATATTATTCCTCAAGTTTGAGATATTGCAGTATTAATAAATAACGGTAATAATAAAGTTAATGCAGATTGGGGACATACAGCCTATGTTGATAAAGTATGGACAGACGAAAACGGTAAGATAGTATTTCATTATATTCAATCAAATGAATTTGGTGATAAAGTAGTTACAGAAGGAACTCGTACATTAGATAATTTTAAAACAAGCGGTTGAGTTTGATTCTGGAATCCATTTAAACAAGCACAACGAGACGGAAGTAGTTCTACAGATAGCATTTATCTTAATCCAATGGAACCTGTAGTTGATAAGATATTAAGTAGTACTTCTACAACGGATTCAAAACGTCAAACTTTATCTAGATTCTGGACTAGTTATCAGAAATTATATAAAGCAAAAGAAAAATGATATATAGAAGCTTTATTAAATCAATGAGTTATTGGAAGCTTCATTAGATGATTTGATTTAGATACGCGTGAAATAGAAAGACAACAAAAGAATTTCTGAGAAGATTTCTTAACTGCATTAATGCAACAATTGACATCAGCTGCAGCAAAAGAACTAGACTGAGATGCATATATGGCATTCATAGATATCTTATGAGTAATAGAAACTAAATTACGTGAAGAATCATGAGCTCGTATTAATGCAAACGAATGGAAAATGGATTTTATGGAATATTTACCAGAAGCAAGCGATTCTAGAGATAAGAGAGAAGAGAAATTAGAAAATCTAGAGGATTACTTAAGATGATATGCTAAGCAATGATGAATTACAGCAGAACAATACGTTCCTATCTTTACAAATTGACGAAGACAATATGACTAATTTAACTAATTCAAAAGCTCCAAGTTTTATTCAGAATTTAACTGGTATAAACAAAGACGAAGAAGTAGAAATCCAAAATTCTGCACCAACTTGAAATCCTAAAGCTCCTACTTTTCTTCAGTGAATAAGTTCTACAACAAAACAAATTAATCCTAAAGATGTAGAAGTTTCTAACGAATTAGGATTTGATTTAGAAGATTGGTGAAATAATAAAGAGGAAGTTAAATTATACGTAGATTCATTAAGTAATGATGATTATCAAATATGGAATCAACTTAAAAATGAATGATATTCATTAAGCGCTAGAAAAGCTTTAATGGATAATAGAGATTTACTCTATGATATATCTAAACCCGGAGCTAATAAATATATGAGTAATAAACCATCGATATTATGAAGTTTAACAAATATAGCTCAGAAATATAATCTAGGATACGAACAAACACTACATCCTTGGAGTGAAAGTATTCAAGATTATTTAGATGAATGAAGTTATCGATTAGAGGATAAATTAGGAAAGGAAAACCTTATGAATAAATGGATTGATAAGAATAATCCATATTGAAAGATGTCTCCAAGAATGGCTGAATCTAGTATTAATACTTATGAGAATTTTGCAAATATGGCACAAATTCCTAAAGTAGGTTGAGAGATTTTATTATCTTTATGAAAATCTGGAGTAAATTCTATAGATCAATGGTTAAATAGAATTGGAATTATCTGAGCAAACGTAGTAAATAAATTAAATAAAAAATTTGGTAAAGATGATTTAGTACAAATTAATTATGGAGAAGATCGTTCGAATTTATTAGGTTCTTATATACAAAGCGCTAGAGATGTTATGTGAGCTGGTTTAACTGTTTCTTATCCTATCGTAACATATATCTTTAGTATGTTATGAGCTACGCAAACTGATAGAAATACTTTGATGGAGCGAGTAGATTGATGATTTGATAAAGTTATAGGAAAACTTCTGGAATTAGATGTTATGGAAAATTGGATAGATAATAATCTAAATGAAGCAGACCAAGAAGCATTAAAAGAAGATATAAAATATGGACTTTATCGAGCTTGAGCTAAACTTTTAGGACGGTGAGGAAAAAAGATCTCAAGAAGCGAAGCTATTAAGAACTTTGAAACAGTAAGTAAAATGGTTGATAATTATTGAAAGAGAAACGCTAAATTAGAAATGCAAAGGAATTATAATTTAAGAACAGCAGCTTTGAAAGAACCTATAGGAACAGAAGTATTAAATGAAAAAGGTAGACCTATCGCAAGATCAACTCCAGAATGAGCTGAATTTACTCCATATGGAAGTGCAGATACTTTAATATCTTGAGGAAAATGATATATAAAAGGCGCATGAGAAGCTATAGCTTCTTATTTAAAGAATAGAGGAAGACAAATTCTACCAAGAGATCCTAATGCTCCAGTTTGAGAATTACCAGAAATATGAATTAATAAACCAGTTACAGGAGAAACAACTCATCCTCAAGAAGAATCTACCGTTGTTGAAGATATAGTAGAAGAAAAACCTAAGGTAAATAAGAAATCAAAAACAGTTATTAAAACAGCAGAGAAATCAACTTGAGAATGAATAGGAAGTTTCATAAAAAGAGTCTCTAATGATATAGCTTGAACTGAATGATGATTAGGTAAAGAATTAATTGAGAAATTAAAAACATCTAAAGATCTTCAAAATGAGTATGTTAATACTATAGATCCATATTTAAAGTCTTGATGAGCAGAAAATCCTAGTTGAGTAATTGCTGAACAACTTGCTGATTTAGTAGATTCAGCAAAAATTGCTTTAGAAGCTAAAAGGGAAAATAATACTATATTCAGGAGTTGACAAAGAAAGTTTGGAGTACAAATTACAGAAGCTGAAAAACTTAATCAAAAGAATGAAGATTTACAAATTAAAGAATTAATTAAATTATTAAGTAGATCTCAAGATAATCCTGAGTTATTCTTAGAGTATTTAATGAAATTACCAGAAGAGAAAACAAATTATATGAATCAAATCTTTCCTGGATTTACACAGAATCTTCAGTTAATTAAGGATACATTAGATATTACTAAAGCAATAACAAAACCGGATATCATTGATAAATTCTTATCGTTTAAATCTGAATGGAGATTAAGAAATAAAGGATTTTTGAAAAGACTATTTTATTCTTATCTAAGAGAAAAGTATAAAGAGCAATGATTAAGGGCTAACATGAGAGAGTTAGAAAATTTGATTAATCAATTATCTGAAGAAGAGTTAAAGCAACGAGCTGAGAGTATGCAAACAGAAGATTGAGAATTTCCAGTTGGAGTAAATAACTCTCTTCGAAAAATTATTGATTCTGGTTCTCCTCGATCTTGAAAGCCTTATAAAAAATCATTAGAAGGTTGATATTGAAATACAATTCCTAAGTGAGCTGTTTATGATGAATTAGTCTATGAAGGTTATAGAGCTAACGAGTTTACTGATGAATATTTATCAGAAAAAAATAAGTGAGATTTAAATGATATTTTGAATACTAAATATTCTAATTGAACTACTCCTAAAGATTGGATAGATTTTTACAATATTTGATTGCAGTGAGTTGAACCCGGTTTAATGCCTTTTTGAATAAGTGCTCAATCTTTATCTAATTGAGTTATTCAATTTAGAAATAACCTAGATAGATTTAACGCTTGGGTATTATGACATGAAATTTGGCATCAAGTTAAAGGACGTTTGACAACTAAAGAATTATTTGATTTCTATAATAATATAGTAAAATCAACTCAATCTCTGAAGAAATACGAAGGTGATTCAGATTGGGATAAAGATATGAAGGCAATATCTGAATATATGAGTTTAGATAGAACACGAGCTTGAATAGAAGAATATGTAGCTGATTCATTTGCTCAAGTTCTATATAAATGAGATTTACATGAATTATCAGATTTCTTAAGTCCTACTATATTCTCTCTTGATTTATCAGAAAAGGTTCAAAATACCTTTAGTCAAATAGCTAAAGATTTATGGGATAATCTATCAGCATTTGAAACTGAAGATTGAAAATACTCTACTCAAGTAGAAGAATTAAAAAAGATGATAAAGAAAGTAGAACCATCTGAATCTAATAAATATATGTCAGCAAGACGTTATGAAGAATGGCAACCTATGATGAAAAACTCATTTGGAAGATTTATATTAGACTCTAACAAAAATAGATTAATCTCTCTTAGAAGTGTAGAACCTAAATTATCTAATATGAAATATGATTTAGATATTAATAGCGATAGATTAGGAAGTTTAATATTTGAGATGGAAGATTGAAGAAAACTGACTTGGGATGAATTTAAAAATACCTTATCTAAAGAACAGTTAAATAAATTAGAGAGCGAAGATTCTGTTCTATGAGAAAAAGAACGAAGAGAGAATTTGAAAAAAACAGAGCAAACAATTCAAAATAGTATATCTAATATATCTCCCGAGCTAAGTAAATATAATGAAGCTGTTAAAGAAATAGATCCAGATATTATATGATTAGTAGAAAAAGATTGACAAATTTATGTTAAATATTTAATAGAATCTTATCGAGAGAGATATGAATTACCTAATAGACCATGATATGTAGAAGTTAAAGAAGTTCCTGCTAGAGATTATTTTATAGAAGAAGAGATAAATCAATTACCTGAAGATTTACAAAAATTAATCAAAAAAGATGCAGATTAAACAATTCTATTTAGACTTAAGAGAATGACCTCAGTATGCGAAGAATAACAACAACGTATGGTTATTAGAATCTGAAGCTTTTAAAGAACCTCTTAAATTTGTGTTTGAGTTTGATGAAAACGATAACTTAAAGTTATCGGATTCAGCTAAGGAGTGTATGCAAAAAGTTATAGAGATGAAATGAATAGAGAGAAATATAAACGAGAAAATTCAGAAGATAGATGAAAAATATAAGATGATAAAAGAGAACTATCAAAAACTAGAAGAAATCTCAGCGAAATACGATTTATTATTAGAAAAAATTAAGCAAAAAGAGAATATTATTAAAGAAAAAGAATTACAAGAAAATAATAAGATTTTAGATCTTAACAAACAGCTAAAACTATTAGAAAATAGAATTAATTTACCAGAACCTTCAAAAATATATACTAAAATATGGGATGAATTTGTTGTATGAACGGATATTTATTATGGTTCCCCGTATACTTTAACTCACTGAGAATATATTATAATTGAGCAATATGAATACGAACCTCAAAATGAATATGTCGTTAACAAAAATAAAATACAAATAAAACAAGAATATCTCTCATGAAGATATATACCCGAGATTCAATTAGAAGCCTCAAATGCTATTGATAAACCCGTATGTAAAGTTAGACTTACTATTTTATTTTTCCAAATATAAGATATAATGTATGTATATGTAAAGAATGGAAATATAATATATAAGGACAACAAAAAAGTAGATTTTATAAAAGACGCTCAGGTTATTCAATGCTGATTCAACTTAAACGATAATTTAGTATTTGAAGCTGGTAAGATCAGGATATATGAAAAGAGTAAACAGTTTGAGAAGGATATTCATAAATATAGATTAAAACAAGAGATAAATTCATTAGAATATCAAAATGAGAAATTAGAAAAAATAGCTAACAAAAAGGTTAAGAAAAAGAGAAAAATCAAAGATAAAACAACTAAATTTGAGAGAGAACTTTATTTATTAAATAATATGAGACAATGTTAAAAACATTTGTAATGACCTGAGAACGAATGGAATTACCTATTGATTTATGAATGGAAAAGAGAAAGTTAGAAGATAGAATAGACCCAAAAGATAAATGGACAACAGATAGTATGGGTTCAATGTTTGATGGATTATGTATAACAGCAGATATTGATAATGCACAACCTGTTCTTGTTTCTGATTATTCTGAAGAGAATCAGGAAAATGAAAATGGAGTAGCTGATTATATAGCTTTAAATCCTAGTGGAGAGTTACATCTTCCTTGGAACAGAGAAATAAGTGCATTAAATAGACCATTAGTAATGGGGCAAGCCTGAGACATAATCAAGGTAGTAGCTAGATAGATTTATATTTTAATTAAAAGAAAGATGGCAAAAGACATTAAAAGAGTCTGGGATACAACTCAGAAGAAGATTCTCTGGGGAAAGAACTCTAGTTGAAAGAAGTGACAGATATGGAAAATCTGAGAAGAATTATATGTAGACAATAAATGAAAATGGGAATGACCATTAACAGAAGAGATATATGGACCAGTATGGAAAGATTTACCAGAATGAGATGCTATTGGTTATTACGACACTAATAAACCAACCTCAATTGAGAGAAGTTCTTGACTACCTAATTATGTTAAGGTCGAAGTGGGTGATTGAGAGTGATATTCAATTCAATTTTTTAACGAGGATGATGAGCAATGAAATTCAATCGACATTGAAGTAGATACAGATACAGAAGAGGGGTGATATAGGATTGCAGTATGAACGTTCGGAATAATAGAAAATGAAGATGCTAGATTTCTTTGGCTCAATATGTGGGAAAACTTGGATGCAGAAGTAGTAATGAAACTTTTTGGAATAGATGAAGGTAAATGGTGAGCTTGACAGTTCACCTCAGAAGCTATGGCTCAATTCAACGCCTTTATAAATAACCCTACAGAAGAGCAAATAGCTATTCTAAAAGACTGGTTAGAAGATAAAGCTTCTGATGAATATTACCCACCACATCATCCTATCGTTATTTTTAATGAAGAACCACCATTTCCTAATAAACTCGTACAAATCGAAGAGAATATGTATTTCTTCAATAGCGATGATGAGCAAAATAATCTTATTTGGATAGATACCGACCCAGAAACTGGTGCTCAAAGGGTTAATGTATGAGACTTCCTAGCAATAGAGGATGAAGACACAAGAGGTCTTTGGGTTAATATATGGAAAAATTTAGATGCAGACACAGTAAAAGAACTTTTGAGCATGGATGGGGAGTTCCATGTAGCTTGATGTTTTATTTCAGAAGCTATGGCTCAGTTTAGTGCTTTCTTTAATAACCCAACGGAAGAGCAAGCAAGTATTCTACACGACTGGTTAGAAGAGAAAGTTTCTACTATCGTTACTTTTGGAAGTTGGTGACCAGAAGCATTACTCCCAGTAGTGACAGCAGATTTAGAATCATTAACTGTGGAGGATGTACGTAGGATTTTTAGTGAGCCAGAGGGAACTCCAGTTAATATAAATGGAAGAACATATTACTTTGAAGATATAGAGATTGAGTATAACGGGGCAGTTGTCCACGATGCGTCAAGTTGGGAGTTCGGTACTGAGATAAGTATTGAAACAGATGATGAAACAAGCGAGTCGCAAGTTATCCTATGATATATTACGTATAATCCAGAATGGTGGAAGGGACCTTGGGAATATACATCTACGAATAATTAGAGATGACCTATCTAGAGACTAAAAACCTTTACTAAATAACTAAGCAATAATGCCAGTAAGAGAAGTAGAATGAAAGAGACTATGGCACTGAGGAACAGCTATTACTGTAGATAATGAAACTAGAGTAATAAGTCTGAACCTTAGAGCAGAAAACAACCTTATTATCTACGATGAGTGAGATGATGAGATTTATGTAGACCTTCAACTTCCAGACTGAATACATCCAACTGATGCTTTCCCTGTATGAATTACTACGGGGAGAGTTTTAGTTGCTGACTGATGGGACGTACAAGGAACACTAATAGTAGCAAAGACTACTAGTGGAGACAACATAAAACTCCTATATGCAGACAACTGACAACTCTTCATAGATAACGGTTCAGGAACATTTAAACAGATTTATCTAAAGGCTGATATAGATGCACTCCTACAATGATTCAGAGACAGCATTCTAGCAGAAGTAGTTAAGTATGGATTAAACAAGATATACGATAGTACAACAATAGTAGAGCTAGGATACTGGGAACAGACACAGACTGGAGAAAGGAGCTGACACCATGTAACACTAGACCCTAAAGGAGAAGTACAAGTCTACAATGTGACAACAGTAGGAGCTAATGAAGTAAACCTAGGAGAAGACTGAGTGAAAGTAATAGAGTGATGAGTAAATAACGACCATACAGCAATACTAAGCTGACAGACACTAGAAGCTAGTGATGGAACAAATACTCAGACATATGATTTAATGGGGAGTAACAGAATAGCTACATTAAACGACCTAGCAGCATTAGAAGCAAGAATAGCAGCATTAGAATGAAACTAATTTAAATCTATAACAAAGTATAGATGGCAACAAGATTAAAAGATTGACAGAAACCATTTATCGCATGAGATGGAATCCAGATAGATGAGAACAACGTGATAAGCGTACTACTCAGAGAAACTAATAATCTAATCCATGTGAATGAAGATGGAGAATTATATACAGACCTACAGTTAGAAGATGGGATAAAACCAACAGATGATTTCCCAGTAGGAGTAACTACAGGTAAGATACTACAAGAAGACTGATGGCCTCAGAATGGTATAATTCTGAATTGGAAGACAACTAGTGGAGATTATAACAGACTTATATACGCTAATGATTGAAAGCTCTACCTAGACCCAGGAACATGAGTCTGGAATGAGATAGGTGGAAGTGGATGAGGTTGAACTGAATGTAACACAAAAACCTTCTTCATATCTTGACCTACAGATATAACTACAGCACAAGCAATATTAGACTGGCAACGTTCATGAAAGAACGCTCTAGTTTGATATGGAGGAGAAATCTATCTATTTGAGTGATATAACGTAGGAACAGGTACTCCTGCAGAATGGCAAGCGTTTAACTCAACTATAAGGCATTGGGTAGGACAATGATATTCAGAGACAGTTGCTAATGTAATCAGAATTAATTACGACACCACTACAGGAGTAGTAAGTAGTGTAGCTTTTGATGAAGCAAAAATCACGAATGCTAGTATAGACCCAACAACACAATACAACCAAGCATTTATGCCTACTCTACCATATCAACCTGCTTCTAAAGCATATGTAGACCAAATGGCTAGTTGAGTATATATATACAAAGGAAGTGTAAATACCTATTCAGACCTAGCAAATATACAAAATCCAAAAGTCTGAGATGTATATAACGTAATAGATTCAGGAATGAATTACTCTTGGACTGGAACAGATTGGGATGCATTATGAGGAATAATCAATTATACAGCATGAGATTGAATCTGAATCAATAACTGAGTAATTAGTAATACTAAACCATGAGCAACAGTAAGTCCAACAGCTCCTAGTAATCCATCCGAATGAGACCTTTGGTATGACACAACAAATGATTTATTAAAGAGCTATGATTGAACTCAATGGCATACTATTTGAAGTTGAGGATGAGGTTGAAGTTATTCAGGAGGAAGAAATATAGACATAACAAATGATGTAATCAATCTTAAATTAATAGAAGTTAATATTAGTACTCCAGGAGGAACTATTGCTAAAGTTGGAACAACAACAGCTTGAAACTATACACCAAACACAGGAGATTTACTTTTAGTAAACTTTGTGAGGTGAACTACAGCTACTAGAATGACCTTAAATATAGATGGAAGCTGAGCTATAGACGTAAGAGTTAGACCTGAGAGTACAGAGATAACTACTACTCTACATATGACTGGTAATAACCAGAAAGTAATTATGTATTTTGATGGTACTTATTATAGAACTTGGAGTCTCCATAATAATTATGCTGTTATGACTGATTTGGAAATGCAAGCTGGAAGCAGTTTGTCACCTAGAAATATTTCTCCTGCCTTATTAAAGTCTGCAGTTCAATATTGGTGACCTAAAACAGCAACAAGTTCAGCAGCTTGATTAGTAAAACTAGGAAGTGACACACAGCAAACAGTAAGTGCAAATAGTCCATCTAGTATAAATGGAAGAACATACCCCGTTCAGACTAACTCTAGCTGACAAATGGTAGTAAACGTACCTTGGACAGACAGCTGAGGATGAGGTTGAGGTGGAAGTTATACGGCATGAGACTGAATCGATATAACAAATAGCGTTATATCCAATACCATGTTCCCATCAAATCAAGCTTCTGGTTCAGTATGAGATATACTAGCTAAAACTGCAAATGGAACAGCTTGGTTAGATTCATGAACACTAACTAACGTGAAAGCATGGAACGTAACATCAGCAACTAGCTCAACATTAGAGTCTATCGTTAACTGGGTAAATACAGGAGCAACATACAGTGCAATACTAAAGCTAGATGCACAACCAGATGTATTCGTATATGGTAAGAGCGTAACAGTAGGAAGTACAACAACATACTACTTCCCCTCAGTAGAGAATAGCAAGAATGCAGATACAACAACTTGACCATCTACATGATACACGACAGTATATAACGCAGCATATACAATCACATACGACGGAACAACATATACATGAGCATATGTACCACAATGGCAAGCAGTAGCAAATGTAATAGAACCAACAGGAGTTCCATATACATGATACTTCACACCAACAGCAGATTACCATCCTGCTACAAAGAAGTATGTAGATGATGCTATAACACAAGCATGATGATGAAATGTGTCTAGTTCAACAATCAATAACATCTGGACTGGAACGCAAGTAGAGTATGATGCAATAGCGACAAAGAGTACAACAACACTTTATTTCGTAATAGAGAGTTAATGGCTATCTATAAGTGGAGAGAAGTATTTAATGATGAGAATATTATTTTGTCAATAAATGCAAATCCAGAGTGAAAAATAGGTATACCTATATGACATCCTGCAGATACTCCATGGGATTATTATAGATACGATTGGATGATTTCTGTAGATGGGAATCCTGCAACTAGATATACTGGAACTGCATATAGAACAGGGAATCAATGAGTTATAGAAATTGCTAGTTGATTAACTGCAGGAACTAGTCATATTGTAACAATTTCTCCTTATACAGAGGATTGGGGATGGGCAAGAGCTTTTTGCTGCCTAGCTAACGGTGGGTGGGCTCAATATATCACCGAAGTAATACAAGATAGAGTCTATGTGGGATTTGCTGATAGTTATACATCCACTGGAGATAGATTTAGGGAAGGACAATATGCATGATGTTCTTTAATTTCTTTTCCCAAAGAAATTTTACCTGACACGGTAACAACTATATGAAATTATTATAGAGCTAGGATGTTTGTATCCGAAACAAATCAAAGTAATAATGGTGCTGATGAAGTATGTCCTAATTCAGTAACATCTATATGAAATTATTTTAGATATTCGGAGCATTTCTATGATAGAAGACTTCTAAACGCAGGAGCTGAGGCGTTGTCTAGTAATATACAAACTATTGGTTCTTCTTTTAGAGAAGGTCAGTATTTAAATTGCTTTAAGTTAGAATCTGCCACTATAAAATCTTTTAATTTTACCAACCCAAGTAATAAAAGAACTAGTCAGTTTAATAACTGTTCTACTTCTTCTTCAGCTAATTGACTTACAGTAACAATAAACGGTAATGTTGTAGAATCCTGATTATGAACAAATTCTGCAGGATTAGGTAGTGCAAACGTAAATGAAATAAGAGTACCATCTGCGTTATTGTCAGCTTATCAATCATCTAGTGATTGGTCAGATGTATCTAGTAAATTTATTGGAGTTTAGATTTATATTAATTCTTTAAGAGAATGACTTTAATACAAGAGTGAGTTAAGAAGATATACAAAGGATGAGGTACTCCGACACCAGTGAGCGACTATTTTCCAACAATGACAGCAAATACACAAGACTGATTTACAGCTTCAAGTAGTGCTACTCTTGGTAATGCTCCTGCTTATTATGCTTTTGAGACAGCTCACGATTTTCACTCTAGCTCTATTTGAAATTTAAACTGGGCGTGGTCGGAAATAGTTCTTCCATCCCCTTTTGCTGTCAATGAAATTACTGCGTGTTCTAGAGCGTATGATAACTACAATCCACAACTTCCTGCTCAATTTGTGCTAGAGGGAACTAATGATGGAGATTATTATGTGACTTTGCTAACAGTAAGTGCTCCATTCTCAGCAGCTAACCAAGAGAAAACTTGGAGTGTAAGCAATACAACACCTTATAATAGATATAGATTAAGACTACAAGCATGAAGTAGTTGATATGTAGCAATAAGGAACTGGAATATAGATTGAGTTGTAGATTTAACAAAGACTGTAAAGAAAGTATTTAAAGGAACGACTCAGATACGACCAACCCCTGGAATTACGCCAGATGAGGATTGGCAATTCCCTGCTAGTGATTTATCTGGATGAGTATATCCATGATGGACATTAAAGAGTGGAATTTTTGGTCAATGAAGCTTAGGAAGTGATTGGACTACAGCAGGTAGAGGTTCTGCTGCTTGTGTAATGTATAGGAGTATATCATGAAACTTCAAACTGCAACACAGATGTTGATACTTTAATGCTGAATGGTGATGAACTCATAGCTGTTGAGTAACAACTAATACTATTTGGAATGGACAAGTAAGACCTTGGATGATGGGAACACGTTTCCAATACTGGAGTACAATATCTGGTTCATATAATGAATGAAGTGGAATATTCATAGATAGTTCAAAATTAGTAACTACATCACAATTAACAAGTGGAACTAAATACATAGATGAAATCGTATATGAGAATGGAGTTTATACAGTAAGTCTATATGAAGATGTGAATTGAGAACCAGGAATATTGCTATACACACAATCAGCAGCATCTAGTGACGCTCCAGAAGTAGTATGGGTATATCATGAAGTAGGAACTGGAACAGCCACACAGACCAACTGGGTAAAGGTACGGTATTTATAATCTAACATAATCAACAAATGACAGAAGCTGAATGAATCGTAACGAACATCGCATGAGGGATAACTCTAGGAGTGATTCTAGAGTACTTCTGAATCTGACAAGAGACACTAATAATTCTGAGTGTGATGTTGGTATTGGATTGGATATTCTGAGTAGTGGATGCTTATCTACAAGGAACACTAGAGTCTAAGCTAATGGTAAGAGGATTAATTAAAAAGCTGACTAGATGGTGTTTCCCTTTCATAGTTATAGGAATACTTAGATGAGCATGATTCAATAGCTCAGAGTTAATAGCAACAGCCATGCTTTCAATCCTAATAGTAGCAGAATGATATAGTGTGATAGGACATATCTATAGCATAAACTACAAGCAACAACTTCCAGAAATAGATGCGTTAAAGATGTTATTTGAGTGGATAGCTAAGATATTCAAAGGTAAGGTAGATGATACTTTAAAAGAAGATAAAGATTTAGATTCTGATAAAGAATAGAATGGCTTTATGGGATTATTACTTAAAAGAGTATCCATGAAATGAATGGAGACTCTATAGAGAAAGAAGTATTAATGATGTAAAATATACCCATTATTGGAATTGAAAATGATGGGATTTTAGAAAAGACCATTGGGTTACTTTCTTAAATAAAAGTGATGGAGAATCTGTTTTAATTACTCAACGTTATAAAGAATGAATGTTGGAATCTGGATAAGGATTGGAATTATCATTTTGATAATTCTTTTTTTATTTTTCCCTATTAGATGATTGAGATAATCAAACGATTTAGAAAAGTAAAATTAAAGAAACGGATTTTATTCTATAAGAAGAAGAATCTGAATGAAGAAAATGAAAACTGAAGTAAAATATAATTTACATCATATTTGTCCAAGTTCTAGGTGATGAATAACAAACGATATAAATTGTGAGATGATAAAAGAAACAACACACTCAGCTATTCATACGTTGTTTTCAAATATGATATTTCCAGAACAAATAGAAAGATTAATTAATCTAAATTCAAAAGCGCTTCAACCTGAAATCATACAACAAATAGAAGAAGTGCTACAATATAGGGATATACATAATCCAGAAGAATGGTATAAAGAATGATGTATCCGAATACCTAAACATACTTTAAAAAAATAAGATATTTACAAATGAAAGAAGTAGTATATATTTACTGAGAAGATTGCTCTAAATGTCATCAATTAAGACCTCATGTAGAGAAACGAGCAAGTGAAAATCATTATAACTTTCAAGCTGTTAAATATGCTGAAAGCAAATTAGAAATCGCTAGTATACCTATTCTACAAGTAATGGAAGATGGTAAAGAGAGCATATATGATTTTGATTGAATAGTCCATTTAATTTCTAATAAATAATAACATGGAATTTAGAGAAGACCCATGATGTCTTACCTTATCTGAAGACATGATGGATGCTAGAGATTTCAAAGCTGAAGAAGCTATCAATCTCGATTTAACTATAGAACTTCCTAAGAGTTTTTCTTTAGGGAAACGAATTTGGAATACTAATTATCAAAACGGTTGGTGAAGTTGTACATCTAATGCAACAAGTCATTGAGCTCAAGTTCTAGCTGTAGAAGAAAAAGAAATTGTTCCTACTAAAGATAATATCGTTACTCCAGATTGGAAAGATCTTCGGAAGAAGATGTGACATGATTTGAATGATAAGAATGATTCATGAGATTATGTAGAGAAAGCCGTGAATGTAGCTCTTAAACAAGGTATTGCAGCAATAGAATGAGGAATAGTTAGATTTGAGTGATATTGTTATAGTCAACGAGACGCAACAAGAGAGAGTATAGAAATGATGAAGAGATATTTGTATTTTGGTTGTCCTATTGTATGGTGTCTCAGATGAAATTCAACTACTCGAACAGAATTAAGTAATGGTCAATTGAGAACATTAATTCCAGCAGAAAAAAGAACATGATGACATGCTGTTTGTTTAGTATGATGGGATGAGTGATGATTATGGTTCTTAAACTCTTGGAAGACTAACGATGGTAAAGGATATAAAAGTAGATTCTATGTAAGTTATAATGATATGATCAAACTATGAGGAACATTTAATTGGAGATATCGAGCTCTTTATTGAGTACAACATGTTAAGAAAGATCCTGAATATATCAAAAGAAAGAATATATATGTAGCAATCATTAGATGATTCAAATCAGTTTATCATCAAGAATCACCAGAGATACAGAAAGAAATAGAGAAAATAAGTAAGCTCTTAAGAAAGAGCTATCCCGAAATTAACGAGGAAGTACCTCTATAATTTTATATCTTAACCAAGAAACTATGGCTTGCGGATGAAAATGAAAGAAAAAGAAATAAGGAAGATTCTATCTTCCTTTTTTCTTATATCTTTTTATTGTATTTTCTCTGTTCTTTAAATTTCAACATTTGATACAATATTTTTGCTGAGCATTTTTCTTTTTAATTTCCTTTCAGCATATTTTGCATTTCATAATTTCCATTCTCAGATTTTCGTTATTTGATTAAAATTAAAATAGATAAGATTATTATAATAAGAGACAATATAACTATTGCTTTATTTAATTTTTTCGCTCTATTCTCTAATCTAATTCTAGCTATATTTGTCATTACAGTATATCAACCTGATTCTAAGGTCTTAACTGATTTTATAAGTTCTTTTTGCTTTTTCTTTGCTCGATATCTTTTATTGTATTCCTTCTTCTTCATTTTGCGAATTTGCTCAGGAGTCATTTGAGTCTGAGAAATTTGATTTGGTGACAATTTGATGTACATTTTCTAGATTATTAAAGGATAAAACTTTTTTACCTCTAGGAATATAGCGTTTTTTGTTATAAGCTTTTATATAATCTATATATTTTTGTCTTTTTTTTTGATAATTTATTTTCGACCTTTGTTTTTGCGTTTCGGGATTCATTTTATATTTTTCTCTTTTCTTCTTGAGTATTTCTTCTCTATGTTTATAGTAATAAGTTAATTGAGGCGAGCTATGTTTCATTTTTAAAAGATATATATAAAATCTTTAGGTTGCACCTTTTCATATCTTCAAGGACATCACATTTTTGAGAAATCTAAATGAACTCGTAGATATTTATTATATAGATCTGATGGGAAATCTATAAAACGAGAATTAAATAATCTCCAGAATCTTATAGAACGATTATTATGTTTATCTTTTTCATCTGATTTTAATTCAAATATAGCATAATAATAAAACTTTTGAGGATTCAAAATCCAATCAAGAAATTCCTTAGAATAAAAGAATTTATTAGTTCCTTTTGATTTTTCTAAATCAAATATATCTTGAGGATTCCATCTCTTGATTTGTCGATTATCTCTGTTTGCTAACATCTTAGTTTTAAACATCTCTTGTTGTTTATTCCATTCAGCATCATATTTATAATACCTAAGATCTTTGAAAGGTACCTTTGGATCTTTCTTTTTGTTTTTAGCATAGGTTTCTTCGGTGTTTATTATAGCTCATAACCTTCTTATTTTTTTAGCAATTTCTAAACTAATATAATATCTAGTTCCCTTTAATAGGTTAGCTATAGTTTGAGGAGTCATTCATCATAGCATAGCTAAGTCCATATTAGTTAGGTTATGTAATTTTTTCAAGCTCTTTAATATATCTTGAGCTTCAAGTGGTGACATATAACTTTCATCATGCATTAGCTTCCATTTATGAAGCTTGATTTGAGCCTCTGATTTTTCTGTCATTTTAATTTAATAGTGAATAAAGAGTACATTTAAGTGTTTCCTCATCTATAGTTTTTTTAATTATTCCAGTTCATTGAATAGTGACTGGACCATCATAGAAATTAGTTCAAGCAAAAGATACACAATATGTTCATACGAAAGTCCAATCATCAACTCATTTATTAGTTCTAAGTAATCTTTTATGAAGCATGTTATATAATCATTTTTGTCGTTGTTGCATTTGATTTCCTCTAGTCTTCAGTTCAAGCAAAAAGAACTTCTTCGTTTTATAATCACATATTACATAATCAATATTAGAAATAATAGTTCCTTCAGATGAACTTGGAAGATTGGAGAACAATCGGTTTGAAAAGAATTGTTCGTATTTAGATGTGAATTCATTAGAAGACATTTTCTAAAAGATCTTTTCTATATAAATGAAGTGAGGAACAGTTATAGAATAACTTTCAAGGTTGATATAATTCTACTTTAGCTTTAGTATTCAATCGCTTAGTAATGAATTTCATAAGATTAACGGCTTGGATTATATCTACAGGAAAATGAGTTAAGAAATCGCAGGATCTCATATTATAGATAAGATTTACAAATTGAATTTCTTTACCCTCATCGTCTCTTTCTCAATTAGGCCTTATTAAGATTTGATAGTTAAGAGAACAAGGAATTCTCCTTTCTCAATTGACTCATGTTCTATCCTTTCTATCCCAAATATTCAATACATATTGTCTTGATGTTGGATGTTGAGCAATTTGTTCTAATAAATCATTTACTTGAATTCTCTCTGAATAAGTATAATCAAACTTTTTGATATCTCATTCTTTATTTCATAAGAATTCTTCCCATACCCAAGGTCTTACTTTCCAAGCTTCTCAAGGATTTATATCTTTTCTTATTCTTTCTCAAAAGTCTTCAGATAACCATATCTTTAATAAAGTATCCCAATGATTCCTAATATCATCTAAATCTTTTAAATCAATATTGAATTTCTCTTTGATATATTTGATATAGCTTTTAACGTCTTCTGTTTCAAAATATTTATTAATTCTCTTTTGCTCAGCTTCTTTAAATTCATCATAATAAATTAAATCTTCTATATTATCAATATCAGATAAACAAAAAGCATAATTAATGATTTCCTTCGTATCATAATCATGATTTCATTCTACAATTTTATTCTGCATAGAATAAGTAGAAACAGGTTGTCACATCTCTACAAGATCTCTTTTAATCTCAGATATGACTTCAATCTTTTTAGTATAAATTCTCATTAGTACAAGATAAAATATAAAACTAATAATTAGATTTAATTCTGAATTGGTTTACTTGATTCTTTCTAGAATATAGCTCTCGTAATTTATTTTCATTTAATCATAAAGAGTAAAAAGCAGCTAAATACTTTAAGAATCATTCAGCTGATTCTTTATAAAACAAATCTCTGTTAGTTGGTAATTGTTCTTCCTTTCGTTCTTTATTTCTTAATCTATTATCAGCAATATTAGCATGATATGTAGCTAATCGTAATAGACTTTCTATAGACCAATCTTTAATATTTTCTGCTTTCTCCTTTATAAGAGTTCGTATGTTTTCTGAATCAGTACCTAAATATCCTAGAATCTTATTATAAGTGAGATTTGCTATTAATAATTTCTCAATAAAGAAATGTAAAGAATCAATCATTTCTTCTTCAGCATGTTCTCATCGAGCTCAATCTATTTCCATAGCTTGATATGCTTCAGCTAATTCTTCAACTGTGTATTTAGAGAACTTTCTTATTTCTTGAGAACCAAATAAAGTATCTATATCTTCTCATACAGGTTTAGTTCAATATGATTTCATCAGTTCAGATTGTTTCTCAAATATAGTTTTGATTATATCATCTGGTCTTTCTTCTGATGAAAATGAATTTATATTAACCATGTCTCACATAATGGTAATTAGATAAAATAGCTTGTTCAATAATTTTATTCCAATAATCTTTATCCTTGAATGTATTAATTATTAAGTAATCATTCTCCGATAAGTTTTGTTTTATCTTATTGAGATAGGTTCATTTAAGATTATGAAAGTATTTTTTATCTTTAACATAATCATCTCAATCCTTTTGAAATCTTTTCCAAATATCCTCTGTATCATCTTGAAGATATAAAAGTTTGTATCCTCGTTTATTTTTAATTTGTTCAACTAAACTTAGAACTTTATCTAACTCTGGTTTCATATCTTCTGAATCGTAACCTCTCATAACTTTTCAATAAACTAATTCTGAAAAGAAAAATCTATCGAGTATATATATTTGATTAGAATCTTTTTCAAAGTCTTTAATAATTCATTCAAGAGTTTGAATATAATAACCTCGAATCCTTTCTCTCTCTTTTAAAGAGTCTTTTCTAGGTAATAGATCTTTAGGAGTTTTGAATACTACTACGTTTTTGAATAGAAGTTCAATTTTATCTATCAACGTAGTCTTTCAACATAAATCTACTCATTCTATATGTATTAGCATTTGTTTTTTTAATTAGGAAATAAAATTAATTTCAAGTACTTCAAAATCATCCTTCTCCTCTTTCTGTACTATTATATTTTTCAAATTCTTCAGTGTCTATTTCTATTGGCATATCTAATGAAACTTTTCTAATAATTCATTGAATAATTTTGTCTCAAAGTTTAATTACAACTTCATTTACTCAAGGATTAATTAAATGAAAATTAAATTCTCATCTGTAATCATTATCTATTACAGCAGCTCATACAATTAAATTTGTCTTAACGCTTACTCATGATTTTCACATTAAAACTAAATCATAAGTTTCATGATTACTCCAAGAGTCAAGTATAACCTTTAATCAAGAAGGAATAAGAACTCAAGTACCTCATGGTATATGTATTTCTCAATCTCTTAATTGAACTTTACCATCTGGTACAAATTTAGCATTAGTAGGAGTATATTTTAAATCCTCTCCTTTGAGATCGTTAGGAATATAAAAATCAATTCCTGATGATGTATTAGTACCTCTAGTAGGACTCTTAACATCTCTAACTTTTAAGAATTTCAACATGTGTATATTAGATAAGATATAAAAACAAATAATATATTAATTATTTGTATCTAAATGTAAATACTTTTTTTGTTTTCATTTTCATAATTCGTTTTTCTTTTTGTACTCTTCTTTTATTTTTGTATTAAGAGCTATCTGCATAATATTTAACTCATCTAGAGTTCGATGTCTGGTTTGATTCTTACTCTCTTCTAATTTCTTTACTTCTTCTTCTCAAATCTTATTAATTAGATTAGCTCTGTAGCATTGAATATTTCAGTGAAGCATTCAATTACAATGTTTACATTGAAGATTAATATTATTTAGATTGAAAGCTGTACTCATATTAGCTCTAGAGATATAATGTCAACCGTCTCATTTTGTTCGATGTACTCTTTTTCAACATGATATACATTTTCAATATCAATTCTCATCGCTATCTCTCAATCTAGCATATAGCTGAGCTAAGGAAAGAACTCTATGTTTAATCTTTTCAATAGAAGGCATTTTCTTAACCTTCTTTTCTAACTTCTTAGGAATTTTCTTTCACTCTAATTTCCTTTGTTGGTATTCTAATTTAGAGTTCTGCTTTTTTTTGTATCTCTCGATTACTTTAGCATATTTTTCATCGAGTTTCTTTTTATAATCTTCTAATTTCTTTTCTTTTTGTTTCTTATAATATTCAATTCTTTTAGCAATCCTTACTTGTAATTTCTGCTTTTCCTTTTCAATTTTTTTCTGAGCTTTATAAGCATTATTTTGATCTATTGATTTCATTTTATCTCTCATGTAAATTAAAAGTCTTTGGATTTATTTTTGTTTGATATATCTGATAAAAACAACGACTTACGTTCTTTTCTCGATTTCAAGACTCATCCATTGCATATCTTGATTTAGACGTATTAGGTAATATACATTCTCAAGCAGCGCTTAAACATCATATAGTCTCGTTGTTTTTTAGATATTTATTGTTAAGAGTTTTTCATATAGCTTCTAATCATTCCTGAGAGCTATTAAAACATTTCTTTCAAACATTTCAATAGTTTCGACATCAAGGTCTTCCTTTTCATTTTTTTCATCATCATGTCTCTGCTATAGCTATACATAGAGTCGTTCATTCCTTTATTCCATACTTTTCATCTATATTTGAAAGCATATTTCAATCTAAATCATACTTATTTGCTAATTCGTTTAATCTAGTTGTCGAATTTAAGACTTGTTCGTTTTCAAAACTAAGTAACATATCATTTGATACATTCTGCGTTTCTAATTTTTGTATTTCTCCAGAATAATTTGGTAGAAACATCGTAATTAAAACGATGGAGTAATAAAGTGATCTGATATTCATCCCTCTAATTTAGAATAAAATTCACATTCCATGAGTTTAGTCCTTGGGATAGGATCTCATTTATTGTGAGTGATAACATCTCCATATCTATTCTGTGTTACAAAATCTATAGGATATACAGATTCTCGTTTATTATTTTTCATGCATTGTTTAAGAGCTCTTAATCAAGGAATTATTTTATTTTCAAGACTCGATAGCAATCTAGGTCTATCTAACAGATATCACATGTATGGATATGGCTTGTTCTTTCAGAATACGTCTAATATAACATCGCATTCTTGATTATATTGAACTTTGACTAATACATAATAAAAGCTCATGCTTAATATATAATCAAATGTAGTCTCCAGATTATATTCAAAGTTTTGGAATTGTCATGAAGTTTTCCAATCTCTTATCATATTGTCTTTAAGAGATAATCTATCTAGAGTTCCTTTAAGTTTCATTCATTCAAATTTACATTCTATAGTTTTTTGCTTTTCATAATTAGGATTTCATAAATCAACTAGAGGTTGTCTCATAGCTTCATTATACATTCCAACTATTTGTTCTCATTGATTTTTAGTCAACTTAACCTTTTCCCCATATATTCTTTTTCTCAAATCTTCAATTTTTCAAGAAGTATCTAATCCTAGGTTCTTACACATTTCTACTAAATCATCCTTTAATAATCATTCATCAATATAATAGTTATCAAAAAAGAATTCTTTTCAATATGATAGTAAATCGTCGAACGCTGTTCATGTAATATAGTAATCTTTATTTTCTTCTTCTGATTTTTCTTCGAGAACAAATTTATGATAGTAGGCTTCTGGTCAATACGTAAGAAAGTATTTTAATTTCGAAGCAGTAACGTATCACCTATTCTTTTCTACATAATCATTTCATTCTACTCTCATTCGTTTTTATTTATTTGAGTAAAATTAGAAACAAGAGCTTCTTCATTATAAGAATCTTCTCTGAATTTAGCTATTGCTTGACTCTCTTCAACTCTTTTATCTCATCAAATTCCTAGAGTAAGAGCAAAGTTTTTGATAGCATTAGATTCAGCTGATTTGAAAGTATCAAATTTTGATGTAGCAATATTTTCATAACTCTTCCAAGCTCAGAATGAACCTTTTTCTATTCTAACTCAGTCAAGTACTATATAACATTGCATTTGTACCCAAGCTTCATAATATACTCTTCACTTAGAATCTTTTCATTCAGAGATTCCTTTATCTTGAATTTCATATCACCAATTGAAATTTGAAATAAAGTTAAGAGCTCTCTCTACAAAATCTATTCATACATAAGGAATTTCTTTTCCTGCTACTACTCTAGATTTCATAGAACTCTTAGGAGTCTTTTGAATAAAAGCAAGCTTCTCTAAGCCTTTAATCTCCATCCGATTTATAGATGGGTCGATGAGTTGTGTAACTAAATACTTCTTGATTCAGTTTACAACTGGATTAATTTGTTTGTCAGACATGTTGTATATAATAACAATATAAAAACTAAAGTGACAATAAATACTTGAGTATTCTCAACGGTATACATATTATAGTAATCAATACCATTGCGATTACGTCTATATATTTTCTCTTCTTACATAGTTTATCGTTTTTAAAGTATCTATATAGGAAGAATAAGAATAACAATATAGCCAATATCATTTTTGTTTCTTTAAATGCTAAAACGGAAGATCATCATCTTTAAATTCTTCTGAGTCATCATCTTCTCGTCAAAGATGTTCTTTATCATCTTCATAGGTAGAAGCTTGTTCATCTCTTCGTAAGTCATAAGAACTCAATCAAATAGAATTTAAGTAATCTTCATATTCTGCGCTAGCTTTGAAATAAGCTACCCTCTCTTGGTCTTCCTTTATTTTTTCTACATTGTATCAGCATTCTCTTAATATTTGTTCTCATAACTCTGGTTTATCTTTAAAGATTTTACCAGCTATAATATTAGCGCATAATCTTTCTAAACTGTTCATGATTTATATTAATAGGGAAATAAAATTACATCCTGTGAATATTAATTCCTACTTCGATTCAAAGTACGAAATCGTTAATTTGCTCTGGATTATCAAATGGATATTCGTATCAATTTAAAGATAATACTCGAAGTCACATTCTGTTATTTAATTCTCGAGTAAAATATCTATTCAGCAAATTCAATGTAAATGTATTCAATTTATCCATACTTGATATCATTAAGGAATAAAGTTATAATTTTTTAGTATGATGCCATTCGTCGATATCTTTGAGATAATAATGGAATATCTTATATCGAGCTATCATTTCCTCTTCGTTATCTCTGTTCAGAATATCACTTACTGCCTGTCTCTTTTGGTTGAAGTATATTTGCATTTCCTTACCTCATGATAACTTTTCATGTCATACAGCTAGAGCTTCTTGATATAATTGATTCACTGTTTTATAACATTTCTCTAACAGCTTTCTTAAATCTTCCTTATTCTCTAGCTTGTATCAATAGTTTGGCAATTCGCTATAGTTTATCATTTGTAATTAAACTTACTAGATAAATCTTCTTCGAGAACTAAATCCTCTACAATTAATTTCTTACCATACGTACCTCTATACCGATTGCTAAATTCTTCTCGTACTTTATCTACATCTAGAGTATAAGATAACTCTTTAAGAATCTCGCTAATCTTATCTAAATCATCTAGCAAATCCTTTTGTTCTTCCTCAGGAGGATTGAAAGACGATAGATATAGAATTTCCTTTATCTCTCAATATATTAGATATTCAAGGAGTCTTCTTTTATTGATTTGTCTCATTTGTCTCATCTTTTTCCTCTTCTAAAGAATAAAATTCTTTTTGAGTAAAGTATTGTTCATCAGCTTCTATAAATGATTTCAATTCTTCTATATCTTCTCACTTAATATATTCAGATTCATCTTCCAGCAAATCATCTAAATCAACTTCGTCTACTCAAATTCAATATAGATAATCAGAGAGAGAATCATTATAGTAATAATTTTCAATCTCATCAATCCATTGTCTTCTTAAGAACGTATCGCAATTATATGAATCAGATTTTTTATCCTCTAGTAAATCATCATACATTCTCAAGTCATAAATTCTTACTACTTTAGTATCTTCTGTGATTTCAATTAATTCTGAATCCTCTTGACTAAATAGATAATAGCAATCATCGTACTTTTTGAACATTATAAAGTCTTCTTCTTTAGCTATTCAATAATCTTCTGGATTAAGTGCTTCTATTTTTTCCTTAGCATAAGCTAATAGATTGTTGTAATATTCTCTTCTCTTATTAGTCAATTCTTCTTGCAATTTATTGACTTCCGTTTCTAAATTTTTGATAGAGAATTCTAATTTACTCTTCTGAGATTGTAAATTTCGTTTTTCATTTTGTTTGTCTGAGATTTGTCTCTTAATCTCATTGATTGCTTTTTGAAATTCTTCAGTTTTTAATTCTGTCATGGTTATATAATTATAATATAAAGAGAGTTTTTTGTTTTTGTTGAGTTATGTTAGTTTTTATATACCATAGAATAGATAATTATTTATCAAACTATCTATGTCTTCAAATTCGTAATCATCTAGACTATCTAAATACGAATTCTCATCAGCTTTTATATCTATATCATCATCGCTTTGTATAACTTCTTCTCGAAGATTTTGTAATTCTTTTTTGATATCCTCCATCTTTTTTATTCATTCTCTAGATAAAATTTACATGTAGCAATCAGATTTCCAAATTGACTATCTAATACCTCTAACTCATCTACTGAATTTGCATTAGTATAACAGTTTTTAGCTCGTTTTACTTGAGCTTTTAAGGCGTCTGAGAAATCTCAATTGAGAATTTTATCAAATACCTTACAGATTTCTTTAATCTTCTTCATCTTCCTCTGTAATAGGATATAAAACATTGTCTTTATATAATAACTTCATGTCTTCATCTCGAATTCATTCGTGGTCACTATCTCGTTGAAAGTATATCTCGTAATGGAATTTTTTAGTATATCAAGGTTTCTCTCGCTTATCTTCAAAATATACGTGATATACATAATCTGTATCTGTATGATATCGAGGAGTCATTTCAAATCATCATTCTTGAGCTATTAAGGCAAACAAATCTCTCTGACTTCAACTATTACTACTCTCATACTGTTCTTTAAATTGAGAGAATATCTCGTTTAATTTCTTACCCAAATACTCTGGATAACCATCTCGATGATGATATAATTTCATTGTATAATTCAAATTGCTGTCCTTCTCAGCTTTATGATGAAAATATACTACTGCTCTTGTTGACATTATTAATTAATTAGAATCTAAAGCTTTGGAAATATTCTTTTAACTGCTTGAATACACATATCTGAGTATTCTTCATATTGTGTATGAACTAAGAATTGAAATTCTCGACGATTATTGATTTTGATATAGTTTTCTAGAGCTTTAATTCAATATTTCTGCTCTACTCATACGATTTTATACTCATATCAGAGCTTTTTATACTGATTTACTATGAGAACCATATCCTCGCATCGAGATTCTTTAGGTTCTATATTTGCTATTCGATTCATGCATCGCATCATATCTGATAGCATATCCTTTGATTTGCTAAAGTTTACTTCTGGTCTTTTCATTGGTGATTTCAAGGGAGATAAAATTAATTATTTGTACAATTAATTTATAACAAATTGCATATAAATGTAAACGATAAATGATATAAAATTGATAACCATTAGTTATCACTACTGATTACCTCATTTTCAGCTAGTATTACATAATAGACTATCTCTGAGCTGTTTTTGCTAAATCTCTCAGGGATTCAATTACCATACTAACTATACCTTTGCAATAGAATGATATATATATGCTATATATGCTCTGCTTATGCTATATGCTATACTCTTTGATTGACTAATTCATAATGAGTGTTCTAGGGATTCAATTTCCATCTTCTTTCTATATACTATATATAAGCATAATATATACGTGTTTCTTTTATTTCAAAAGGTAGCCTATTCGACTACCTTTCCCTGCATTCCCCAATAAATTCCTTTTATGAAGAAGGAAACTTGAGCTTTTTTCTTGAAGGTGATGTCTTTTCCCGGTAGTGATAAAATGA